TGATGCTTAGTGGCATTTTAGATTTACCTAATTATCAATTCGATCCTGATCGTTATAGACAAGTTAGATGGCTATTCCCTGGATGGCAATGGGTTGATCCCATTAAGGAGGTGCAATCTGCTCAAATGGCAGTCAGGTCAGGCTTTAAAACTCAAGCTCAAGTAGTTGCCGAAATGGGTGGTGATTTAGAAGAGTTACTTACAGCACGTAAAAATGAAATTGAAATGGCAGAGCAATTAGGACTGAAATTTGATACTGAGCCAGATTCGACTAAAGTAGAAGATAAATCTAATTCCCCTAATTCAGAAGATGGAACGTGATTATGAAAAAAATCTAGCTCGTCGGGAATTAAGTCTCGAAGTTAGAGAGGTTGAGAAACAAGAACGTACTCTTGAATTTCCCTTTAGTTCAGAACAGGGTGTGATGCGTTACTTTGGTAACGAAGTCTTAGATCACTCAAAGAAATCAGTTGATCTAGGTCGTTTAAATGATGGTGCTCCTGTTCTCTGGAATCATGATGCTGAAAGAGTAATTGGGGTTGTTGAAAAAGCTTGGATTGATGAATCTAAGAAAAGAGGTTATGCCTCTGTTCGTTTTAGTAAGGAAGAGTTTGCATCTTCTGTTTTAAGAGACATCAAAGATGGCATCATTCGGAATATTTCGGTGGGTTATCAGATAAAAGAGATGGAGCAACGTGGGGATGATTTTGTTGCTACATCTTGGGAGCCTTACGAGGTTACGGTGACAGCAATCGGGGCAGATAATTCAATAGGTATAGGAAGATCTGCAACTAATAACGATAAGATAGATACTATGGTAAGAGAAGATCGTTCTAACGACTCCTCAGCGGCTTCTGTCGCACCGTCCATTCCACCCCAAGTTGAAATGACCACTACTCCTGATAAAGAATTGGAAGTGGTGCGTTCAGAAGTTGACACTCAAAAAGTGATCAAAGCTGAGCGTAGCCGCATCCAAGAAATTCAAACAGTTTCAGAAAAGTACGGCCTAAAAGATCTAGGCGATCAGTACATTAGAGAAGAGCGTAGCGTTGAGGAATTTAACGCTGCCGTTCTTCGTGAATGGAAGCCAGAAGCTATTCAGCCAGAAGCTGAATCTGCTGATGTTGGCCTAACTGAAAAAGAAGCTAGAAGTTTCTCTTTCTTAAGAGCACTTAACTATCTTGCTAATCCTGGTGATCGTAACGCTAGAGAAAAGGCTGCATTTGAAATTGAAGTTTCTGAAGCTGCTGCTGCTAAACGTGGTAAGCCTTCTGCTGGAATTACACTTCCAAATGATGTATTACGCAGAGATTTAAAGACTTCCCCTGCAACTGCTGGCGGTAATTTAGTTGAGACAGAACTTGATTCTGCAAATTTCATTGATTTGCTTCGTAACGCTTCTGCCTTAAATCAAGCAGGTGCGAGAGTTCTTACAGGACTAGAAGGAAATTTAGCAATTCCAAAACAGTCAGGTGCTGCCACCGCATATTGGGTCGCTGAGTCAGGTTCTCCAACAGAATCACAGCAGACTATCGCTCAAGTTTCCTTGATACCGCGTACAGTTGGTGCTTATACCGATATTTCAAGGAAGTTAATTCTTCAGTCTTCAATAGATGTTGAGCAGATGGTGAGATCTGATCTTGCTTCTGTTATTGCTCTTGAAATAGACAGAGCTGCTCTTTATGGAACTGGTGCTGCTAATCAGCCTCTCGGTCTTCATAATGTTGCAGGTATTGGTGCTCAGGCATTTGGTGCTGGTAACAACCCAACCTTTGCAGAAGCAGTTGGTATGGAAAGTGACGTTGCAACAGCAAACGCATTAGTCGGAAATCTTTCCTACATCACTAACGCAACTATTCGTGGAAACATGAAAGTTCGTGCAAAAGATACAGGTTCAGGTCTATTCCTTTGGACTGGTGACAACACTGTTAATGGTTATCCTGCTTATCTCTCTAATCAAGTGGAAGCTGGAGATGTTTGGTATGGAAATTGGTCTGATTTGATTATTGGCTACTGGTCAGGATTGGATCTCATGGCTGATCCTTACACTCACAGCACAAGTGGCACTATTCGCATCAGGGTTCTACAAGACTGTGATGTTGCTGTGCGTCATGCTGGTAGTTTCTGTCTTGGTGCTTAAGCATGAAGATTGAGGCTATACGCTCTTTCTACTTAAAAGGCTCTTATGTATCAGCAGGGGAGGTAGTCGATGCTTCTCCTGAAGATGCAGAGCTGATTTTTGGAATGGGTAAAGCAAAAGAAGCTGTAGTCTGTGAAGTTCAGACGAAACCTGTAAAGAAAAAGACAACTCCTAAAATTAAAAAACCTTCTCCTTCACCCCTTGAGGAACTCGAAGAATGACCATTCAAAACTTAGGGTCTAAAACAACAGCCCTAGACCTACTGCCAAACGATGTTGTTGCTGCAACAGGCGTCGGATCTGCAATTGACCTTAAAGGTTATGAAGGATCAGCAGCATTTATTCTGTCAGCAGAAGCTGGTGGATCTGGAATTACTTACGCTGTTAAAATCACTGAATGTTCCACTTCTGGTGGTACTTACTCTGATGTTACAGATGGTGCTTTCACAACCACAGGAGCCAACTCCGCAAAGTTTGAGAAGATCTACTTGAACGTTTCTACTTTGGAACGTTACATCAAGGTTTCTACAACTGTTGCAGGTGGAACAGGCGCAGGTGCTTTATGCGTGACAGCTCTTGTTTCTTCTAAGTACTAATTAATTAGGTGTCTTTCTCAGACGATATAGACACAATGTTGGACAGTCCTTTTGCTGTTAGCTGTACGGCTAGCGGCAAGACTGCCAACGGGATTCTTTCCGAACCTACTCAAGTGATAGCGGATGGAATGGTCTTATTTACTGACTACACGCTGAGAACAAAGGCTTCTGATTTTGGTGCTTTAGTTGCTAATGATTCAATTACTGTTGCAGATATCGACTATACAGTTAGAGAAACAAGGAGTATGAATGATGGGTTAGAGGTAATGATTTCGTTACAGAAGACCTAACATGACTACTAAAAGAGAACATATTTTAGATCGAATCATGACAGTCCTAGCTGGGACTACAAATGTTTCGACTCGCATTTATCGCTCTCGTGTTGTTCCTTTAACCCGTGGTGAGTCTCCTGCAATAGTAGTTGAACCTGTTTCTGATCAGGCTACTCAGGGAACTTCGTTGCCTACGCTTGATTGGTCAATGCAGGTCAGAATTGCGGTTATAGCTAGAGGTACTACTACAAGTAGTCCTGATGAGGTTGCAGATCCAATTGTCGAATCTCTTCACTCTAAAATGTGCGCTGATTTGACGTTGAATGGTCACGCAATAGATGTTCAGCCCGTGGGAGTAGATTTCCAAATGATCGACTCTGATCAACCGGCTGGATTAATTAGTACTAACTGGGTTATTAGGTATAGAACTGACGTTGACGATTTAACCCAATAATTATTACTTCTTATCAATTACCCTTTAATATAGGGTTATCTGTCTTAGACACCTTGAGCAATGCCAAAACTTTATCGCAAGCGAACAATCTTACTTAAGAAAGAATCAAGCTATGGCACTGACCCAACTCCAACAGGTTCTGCTAATGCGGTAAGAGTTCGTGATCTCACAGTTGAGCCTGTTGTCAGCGATGAGGTTTCTAGGGATACCGTAAGAGGATATCTAGGCAATTTTGAGACATTATTGGCGAACACTAGAGTTACTGCCACATTCGAGTGTGAACTTGTTGGATCGGGTACAGCAGGAACGGCCCCAAAATTTGGCCCTGCCTTAGAAGCGTGTGGGATGGATCTCACGACTGTCTCAAATACTTCTGATACTTATGCTCCTGTTTCTGCAAGTTTCCCTAGTGTTACGATTTACTACAACACAGATGGGATAAGACATAAAATCACAGGCGCAAGAGGCAGCTTTAGCCTTAATTGCGAAGTAGGCCAGATTCCTACTATCTCGTTTTCTTTTACAGGCATATATAACGCTCCTACAGATACAGCGGTTCCTACTTGCACTTACAGCAATCAAGCAAGCCCTCTGATCTTTACAAACGGTAATACTTCTGCTTTCTCTATCTATGGCTACGGTGCTGCTTTGCAGTCATGGTCGTTTGATATGAATAATGAGCTTGTTTACAGAGAATTAGTTGGAGGAACAAAAGAAGTGATGATTACAGATAGAGCACCTTCTGGGACGGCAAGTGTAGAGATGGTTGCTCTTAGTGCTCATAACTTCTTTACTGATGCAACTGGAAGTTCTACGGGCACTAATACTTGGTTACATGGAACTACTGCTGGCAACAAAGTTACAGTTTCTTGTCCTAAATCTGATTTAAGTACTCCTACTTATAGTGATTCAGATGGAATTGTCATGTTAGATCTTCCTTTCATGGCTACTCCTAACGCTGGAAATGATGAGATCAGCATAGCTTTCACCTAGAACGTGTATTAGGCTTGGGCTGGAAATTATTTCTTTATGCCTTTCATACGCAAGAAGGTCACTTCTTATAAGTGGCCTGTAAAAGTCGAATCCCCTTCTGCTGAATTACCAGGGACTTTCGACATTCAAGAATTTACAGCAGTATTCAAGCAATTAGGTCGTGCTGCTATTAGTAAATTAGTTGAGGTCGGTGATAAGGAATTATTGGAGGCTGTATTAGTTGGATGGGAAGAAATAGAAGATGAGAAAGGAGAGGCTCTTTCGTTTACTAAAGCAAATAAAATTGAACTTATTGATGACACACATGTAAGTAAAGCTGTCATCAAATCATTGCTTGAATCACTAGAGGGTGCTCCAGTAAAAAACTAGAGGAGGCCGCTGAGCACTGGGCGGGTAAAGGTGTTGTTGTTGATGATAGTTACGATGATGCAGTTGCCCTCGGTGTCCTTGATGTCCCAGACAAGCCCAAAAATCCAGAATTTGAAGTCTGGGAATGTAATTGGGAAATTGTGATGATGTTTATGAAGATGCAGACTCAGTGGAATACATCAATGAGTGGTGTAATTGGTCTTAAATATGAAGTACTTCAGTGGCTTTGCACCCTATACTCAGTAAAGGATCATTGCGCCATGTTCGAAGGTATTCAAATTATGGAAGCGACTGTTATCCCTCTCTTAAACGAGAAGGAGGAAAAACATGGCTGATAATTCAACTCTTTTTAAAATTAAGGCCGTTGTTGAGGGTGCGGAGAATCTTAGTAAATTAAAAAAGAGTATTAAGCAACTACAAAATACTGCTAAGCCTACTGCAAGAGATTTAGTTAAATTAAGGGTTGCGGCCCGTGAAGTTGGTAACTCAGCTAAGCGTACAGAAAATGATATTAGAACTCAGATAGCAGTCTTAACAGATCTAAGGGCAAATGTAGCCTTAACAGGAACTTCTTATAAAAAGCTTACTCAAGAAATTAATCAGGCAGAAGCTGCATTAGCTAAATCAGGTGCTAGCGGTAAGGGTGCTAAGGCTCGTTTTGCTGGAGCTGCTAAAACGGCTGGTGCTATTGCGGCTGGTGGTGTGTTTGGTGGCCCTGAGGGAATGGTGGGTGCTGGCATTGGTGCAGTAGTGGGTGGAGGCCCTGCTGGTGCAGCAGTTGGTGCAGCTATTGGTGCTCAGGTTTCTATGGTTAGGAAGTCAATTGGAGAAACGACTTCTTATAGTGCAGCCTTAGCTAGGCAAAGGAAAGCCCTGAAGCTGGTTGTCGGAGATACAGTAAAATATAATAAAGCTCAAGAATTTTTAGGAAAAACAAGTAAAAAATTAGCGATACCTCAAGATGTCATCGTTAGGCAGTTCACTTCATTAACGGCTTCTGTTAAAGGTGCTGGATTGTCTGTTGAAGATGCACAAAAGGCATTTGAATCTATAGCGGCTGGTATTAGAGGTACTGGTGGAAGCCTAGAAGATATGAAAGCGGCGATGAGAGCGACTTCCCAGGTATTTTCCAAGGGCAAGGTCAGTGCAGAAGAATTGCGTCAGCAGCTTGGCGAGCGTCTCCCGGGAGCTTTTACGCTTTTTGCTGAGTCTATGGAGAAAATTCCAGCAGAATTAGATAAGGCATTAGAGCAAGGAAAAGTTACTTTGCAAGACTTTATGGGGTTTGCTAAGAAACTTACTGCTGAATATGGTGAAAATGCAAAAATATTAGCAGCAGGGCCAGAAGCAGCAGGGGATAGGTTGGCTACTTCAATGAGTGTATTGAAAGATGAAGTAGGGAAATTGTTGACACCTATGGGGGCAGCTTTTCAAGATTGGTCTAAAATAGCAGTTGATTCTATTACCGATGTTATCAAGGCATTTAATAAGTTATTTGGAATTGGTGATGAGAATAAGCTTAATAATCTTGAGAAGCAACTGAGTTTTTGGAAGTCAGTCCAAACGCAAACAAACAAAGTAAATGAGAATTTAAAGAAATTACCAGGTAAAGAGATCTGGGGATTGGAAGGAACAGCAGGATTTGAGGGAACAAATGCAATTGTTGCAAGTCTTGAAGCTCAAATTGCAGCATTGAAAAAGACAATTATTGAAACTAATAACGCAACTAATGCAACTACTATTTTAGGTAAAGAAGGGAATAAAGTTTATGCAGGTCTTAAGTCAGGTGCTAAGGCTTACGCTGCCACTATTAAATCTTTTTCTGAATCAATTAGTGATGCGGCTAATTCTGCATTTAAAAAGATGGAAGATACTTTGGTTGAGTTTGTTAAAACAGGGAAGCTTTCTTTCCGTAGCTTGGCTCAATCAATAGTTGCTGATATGGCTCGTATCGCTATCCAACAGATGATTATGAAGCCTTTTACGGGATGGTTTGAAAAAATATTACCTAGTGCAGATGGAAATGTTTTTGCACAGAATGGGATTCAAAAGTTTGCCAGAGGTGGAATTGTAGACAAGCCTACAATTTTCCCATTTAAAAATGGAACGGGATTAATGGGGGAGGCGGGGCCAGAAGCGATAATTCCTCTCAAGAGAGGTAGAGATGGAAAACTTGGAGTTGCTGGTGGTGGTGGAACTAATATCTCAGTTTCAGTTGACGCCTCTGGCTCTAGTGTGGAAGGTGATGAAGAACAAGGGCGTGTGTTGGGTGAAATGTTAGCTGCTGCAATTCAGGCACAGTTAATTGAACAACGACGACCTGGAGGACTTTTAGCTACTTAACTTATGGCAAGCTTTCCTAGTATCAATCCTGATTATGGTATTGCAAAACGTAGTACCCCTAAAGTTAAAACTATTCAATTTGGGGATGGATACCAAAAAAGAATTAGGATTGGGCTGAATCAAAATTTAAAATCATATACTGTCTCTTTTAAGAATTTATCCGAGACAGATTCAGATACGATTGAAAGTTTCCTCGATGCTAGAGCATTAGATGGCGAATCTTTTACATGGATACCACCAGGCGAGTCTTCTGCTTCTAAATTTATTTGTATTAATTGGACTAAAACTATTCCTTATGCCAATAGAGCTACGATACAAACAGTATTTAACGAAGTGGCGGAGCCGTAAGATATGGCAGTAGCAGCATGGGCCGCATCAACAGCTTATTCTTTAGGCGATATTAAGCGAGCTACCACAGCACAGGTCACAGGTTTATTTTTTAAAGTTACTGCTGTTTCTGGCTCGTCTCCTTATACAAGCGGAAGTACAGAACCTAAATGGGGAACAGATATAGGTTCAACGGTAATAGATAATGAACTAACTTGGACTGCAATAAGTAGCACTTATGAAGAACTTTCTGGTCTAGGCCCAAATACAATTATTGAATTATTTGAATTACATTTAGATGCAACATTGCATGGAGCTTCTACGGTTTATCGTTGGCATAACGGAGTTAATGAGGCGGTTACAGGAGATATTGTATGGAACTCTCAGACTTATACTAGGCAGCCTATCGAAGCAACAGGTTTTTCATATAATTCAGGAGGTGGAACATTACCTAGACCAACCCTGAGTATTGGGAATATTGGGGAAAGTGTTTTAGCTAATTATTTGAAAGTGGCTGAAATCTCAGCATTATTATTGCTTGTGAATGAGACCACCCCAGGGAACGATCTAGGGGGTGCAACCGTAAAAAGAATAAAGACACTCAAAAAATTTCTTGATGGTGAGTCTGGGGCTGATCCTAATTGTGAGTTTCCTCAAGAGATTTATATTGTAGACAGGAAGGCTTCTGAGAATCGTCATGCTGTTAGTTTTGAATTAGCTTCTGTTTTTGATTTGCCTGGTGTTTATCTTCCACGTAGGCAAGTCGTTGCCTCTGTCTGTCAATGGGCCTACAGGTCCTCTGAATGTAGTTATACAGGTAATGAATATTTTGATGTTAATGACAATAATGTGAGCTCTGCTTCTGATGATGTTTGTGGTAAAAGATTAAGTAGTTGCAAAATGCGGTTTGGTGCTAATAACCTTTTGCCTTTTGGTGGGTTCCCAGGTGCGGGGCAGATCAAATGAAAATAACTGAAAAAATTAAAGAAGAAGCATTAGCACACGCAAATCAAGATACGCCGAGGGAGAGTGTCGGACTTGTTCATATTGTTAAAGGTCGAGAAAGATATTTTCCTTGTACGAATTTAGCGGAAACCCCTGACGAGCATTTTGTTTTAGACCCTGAAGATTATATCAAGGCTGAAGCTAAAGGACAAATAGTTGCCGTAATTCACTCGCATCCAGTAACGAACCATCACCCTAGTCCTGCTGACTTGGTGGCGTGTGAGAAATCTGGGCTACCTTGGTACGTTGTCAATCCTCAAACGGAATTGTGGGGTTACTGTGAACCGTCGGGGTATAAACTTCCTTATGTTGGGAGACCTTTCTTTCATGGGGTAATTGACTGCTATTCTCTGGTGAAAGATTTTTATAAAAGAGAATATAATATTGAATTGAATGATTATCACAGAAGAGATCAATGGTGGTACAAAGGCGAAAATATGTACCTTGATAATTTTAAGAAGGAGGGTTTCTATGAGATTACTTTTGATGAATTAAAAAAGGGGGATTGTTTTCTTATGAAGCTAGAGGCCGAAGTTCCTAATCATTCGGCGGTTTACCTAGGTGAAAATATTGTTCTTCATCACGTGCAAGGGAGATTATCTTCCAGAGATGTCTATGGCGGCTATTATCAGAAAGTGACCGAGGTTTGTTTAAGGCATGAAAGTCGTTAAAGTTCATGGAGCATTAAAAGAACGATTAGGTGAAGGAACCTTCCATTTCAATGTGGATACACCTGCTCAAGCTATAAAGGCATTATGTGTAAATTTTGAAGGATTAGAAAAATGGATTATAGACAGTGAGCAAGATGGTATCGGGTATAAAGTTCTTATAGGCAAAGAAGAAGTAACAAGGGATAGCTTAGAGATGTTGGAATTACCTTGGAGTGAAAAAGATGTTTTTAGTATTACGCCTGTTTTGACTGGAGCTGGTCGTGGAACTTGGAATTTCCTTCTAGGTGCTGCTTTGATTTTTACAGGGGGCCTGATGGCGGCTGGAACTTTTGGATCATGGGCAGCCGGCGCTAAGATCGGAACTTTTGGCGGTAGCGCTATGGCTGTCTCGAGTGTTGTTAAAACGGCTGGTGTGATGTTGGCGTTAGGTGGAATTTCGGAAATGTTGACCCCATTACCTCAAATGCCCAGAGATCCTTCTAGAAATGAAAGTTTTGGTTTTGGTGGCGTTATCAATACAACTGGGCAGGGAACACCTGTCCCGATTGCATATGGTCGGCTTTTTATTGGGAGTGCTCCAATCTCGGTTGGCCTTGATGTTGATCAGGTAGAAGTATGACTGTAATACGTGGTGCAGGTAGTGGTAGTAAAGGGGGCGGAGGTCATACCCCAACAGAGGCTGATGATTCGCTTCAGTCGGTTCAATATGCAAATGTGCTTGATCTTCTCTGTGAGGGGCCGATTGAGGGCTTAGATAATCAGAATTATCCATTAAACAGTATTTATTTAGACGGTACGCCAATTCAAAACTCTTCTGGAGGAGATAGATTTGAACCAGGTTCTTATAGTGTCGCTCATAATAGAAGAGGTACTCAAGATCAACCTTGGATTTCGAGGACGCAAGGCGTTTCAGTAGAGAAGGGCCCCGATGTTTTGCTGCCAGTAGTTGTAACTAAAACAAATCCACCCGCCACTGCTACGCAGTCAATAGGCGACGCTACCAATAGTAAAGGCATTGATAAGGTACGAGTAACTATTCAGATTCCTAGCCTTCAAGTCCTTACAGACAAGGGTGATATCGTAGCTAATAAGGTTAAATTAAAAATACATTTAACACAAAATGGTGGTTCCGAAGTAGAGAAATTAGAGGATGAAATTAAAGGTAAATCTAGTAGTGCTTATAGAAAAGATTATATAATAAAACTTCCAGTTCATAACGGCAATAGTGGGGGTTCTAGTAATTGGCCTTTGAGTTTAAGAGTTGAGAGAGTCAGTGATGACTCTACCTCCTCTAAAAATATGTGTTCTATTGTTTGGCAAAGCTATACATTAATAAGTGAAGAGAAATTAAATTATCCAAATACAGCCTTAATGTATCTTCGTTTTGATGCGTCTTCCTTCAGTTCCATCCCACAGCGAAAATATTTAATCAGAGGGTTAAAAGTTAATATTCCTCACAACGGTTCTGTTGATACAAACACACATATTGGGAGAATTACATATTCGGGGTTATTTAATGGAACGGTTAACAATCTTCAATGGACAAACGACCCCGCCTGGTGCTTGTGGGATTTACTCACTAATACAAGGTACGGGGCTGGTCTTCCTGCAAGCAGTTTGGACGCTTTTGACTTCTATGAAATCTCAAAATATTGTAATGAGTTAGTTGATGATGGCAAGGGTGGGGAAGAGCCTAGGTTCAGTTGTAATCTATTAATTAATTCTAAAGCAGAAGTCTTCAAGGTTATAGCAGCATTAACAGGTATTTTCAGGGGTATGGCTTATTACGCTGCTGGAACACTAGTTACTTTACAAGAGAAGCCTCAAGATTCCCAGTATGTTTTAGGGCCGTCCAATGTTATTAATGGCGACTTTAACTATTCTGGAACGTCCCAAAAGGCTAGGCATACAGTATTCTCTGTGGCTTATCAGGATTACGACGGATTAGGTGAGCCTAAAATTCAATATGTAGAGGATGCTGCTGCTATTGCAAAATATGGGATCATCCCTAAAGATGTTCAAGCTCTCGGTTGTTATAGTCAAGGACAGGCTCGAAGAGCTGGGAAATTTTTATTACTGAGTGAGCAAAATCTTACAGACACAGTTACTTTTTCAGTGGGGATTGACAGCGGAATAATTCTCAGGCCAGGAATGGTCATAGATATTGCTGACCCTGTGAAGACAGGGCGGAGGCGTTTTGGCCTGATATCTTCAGCCACGACAACATCAATAACTGTTGATAGTGAGACTGATTTGAACACTGTTGACATGAGTAAGTCGCCAACAATTTCCGTGGTGTTGCCTACAGGCTTAAGTGAGACAAAACCAATTCAAGATATAGAAGCCGTATATGAAAGGCAAATAGATATAGAGGGGAGCTTTAGTGAAGCACCAGATGCGGGGACAGCTTGGCTGATTCAGGCAACAGATGAACAATCTCAAACTTTTAGAGTCGTCGCTGTCTCTGAGGCGGAAAATGGTAAATATAGTGTTGTTGCTCTTCAGTACAATTCTACTATTTATGACGCAGTAGAGACTGACGCGAAAATTGAACAGCGCGATATTTCAAATATCAATGATCCGCCTGGTGATGCAACTGGACTAACTGGAAGTCAATATTTATATGAAGCTGGTCAAGTTCTTGTAGGGTTCATGCTCTCTTGGACTGCTCCCACAACAGGAGGGCCGCCGAGTTCATATAATGTTAGCTATAGATTCGCAGGTGATGGTGTTACTTTTGACAACTGGGTAACTGTTAATACTGCTAGTCCCTCTATTGACATTAAGGACTTAGGAGCAGGTGTTTTACAAACAAAGGTCCAATGCGTTAATTATTTAGGGAAGATTAGCGGGGGTGCTAGTGAATCTTTCACGCTAGAGGGTAAGTCGGCACGACCTGGGGATGTTCAAAATCTTACTTTTGAATCTATTAATACTAATTCAGGAAGACTTAGATGGGATCAATCTGTTGATTTGGATGTAAAAGTAGGAGGCAAAATATTCATCAGGCATTCATCTTTGACAGATGGAAGTGGAACCTGGAGTAATTCGACTGACTTAATTGATGCAAAAGCAGGAAACGCAACAGAAGCAGTTGTACCAAAGGTTTCAGGAGAAATACTTGTCAAATTTGAGGATTCAACAGGAAATCAAAGCTTAAATGAAGCAAGTGTAATTATTACGTTAGCTGAAAAGAATCAGACCTTAATTGTTAAAAACCAGAGAGAAGACCAGATCAGTCCAACTCCTTTCAGTGGGTCAAAAACTAATACGGTTTACGATGCATCGGTTGATGCGTTAGAGCTTACTGTCTCAGGCGGGAATGTAAGTGCAACAGGTTCCTATACGTTTGCTTCTGTACTTGATTTAGAACACACTTATGCGCTTGACCTTTCTCGCTATTTCGTTACCAGAGGAAACTTTGAAAATGATTTAATAGATAATTGGCCCGATGTTAATTCGAGAGAAGATTGGGATGGTGGCATTATTGATAGTGTTAATGCTGCTTTGAAAATTAGAACAACAACGGATGATCCAAGTAGTTCCCCAACTTGGGGTAGTTGGATGCCTTGCGCGAATGGGACGTTTAGTGGTAGAGGATTTCAGTTTAAAACTGACCTAACAAGTACCTCTACGGACCAAAATATTCTTGTAGATCAGTTAGGTTATTTAGCTTCTCTAGATCAGCGAACAGAACAAAGCAACGCACTTGTTGCTAGTGGAACGTCGGGCAGTGGTAAATCTTTAACCTTTGATAATGCCTTCTTTACAGGGACGTCTTCTTTATTAGGAGCAAATACACGTTTACCTAGTATTGGTATTGTTGCTCAAAATATGGCTAGTGGAGATTATTACAACGTAACGGCTGTATCCTCTACAGGCTTCACTGTGATCTTCAAGAACTCCTCTAATGCCGTTGTTGATAGAAGTTTTTATTGGACTGCGGTAGGCTACGGAAAAAGAGCTTAAACTATAGGCAAAAAGAAAAATGAGCCCAACTCAAGATTACACAATCATTAATGCTTCAGGCCAAGTTGTAAGAGAAGATATTCAACACGCGCTGCGATGTTTAAATTCTGCGAATAGTGGGGGCGTTGCACCTACTGAGCAGTTGACTGAAGGTTCTGGGTACATGAATACGAATGACCATATTTTTTATAGATACAATCAGAGTTCAGCTTGGGTTGGGTTAAGAAAAGACGATGGCACTGTTTTACTTCCTGCTGGATCTGCTGCCAGCCCAAGTGTTCGGCCATCTAACGACGCCAATACAGGTTTATATAGTCCAGGGGCAGATCAAATAGGTATTAGTTGTGAAGGAACGCTACGTCTAAGCATTTCAACTACTGCTGTAACAACAACTGAACCGATTGGGCTACCAGACGCAAGTGCTAGTCTTCCTGCTCTTGTTTTCTCCGACGATACAGACACAGGAATCTACTCAGCAGGGGCGAATCAATTAAATATTGCAACGGGTGGAGCTAGAAGACTTTCTCTAAGCGATACCTCTTTCAGCCTTGTCCCGAACTTAACCTTAGAGAGTCAAGCTGAGCTTAGATTTAATGAGGCATCTGGAAATGAATATATCGCTCTTAAGGCTCCTTCTTCTATCGGCTCAAATATCACTTTGACTCTCCCAGCAGTCCATGGAAATACAGGGCAGGCTATGGTCACAGACGGGTCGGGAACGCTCTCATGGGCCAATGCTGGAGCAGCAAAAGGCGGAGGAACGGACGCTATTTTCTATGAGAACGGTCAGGCGGTGACTGCGGACTACACGATAAGCAACAATCAAAATGCTGGCAGTTTTGGACCTATTGTTATTAATTCAGGTGTAACAGTTACCATCGGAACTGGTGAAACTTGGACTGTAGTTTGAAGTTATGAGCATAAAATCTGATTATCGTTTACCCTATGGATACGCAGCGCAAGCAGCTCTCAAGTTATGAGCCAGATAAAAGTCGATAGTATTGTGCCTAGGGGCGGTTTACCTTCTGGAGCTAATGGCGGTATTATTCAAATTGTTTCAACTACAAAAACGGATGTTTTTTCTACTGCAAGTTTAACTTTAGTCGATATAACAGGATTAAGCGTTACTATCACGCCAGCAAGTTCTTCAAGTAAGATCTTGTTATTTTCAAGCCTTGACTATAGCAATAATGGCGGTCAAACTTGCAGAATTTGCTTTTTTAGGGGTTCAACGAATATCTTTGGTGATGATGTCAGTAATAGATTAAGAGGGTTTCAAATGTCGAGGTGGGGGTATAGTTCACTCGGCGATTCGAGGGCCGTTCACATTTTAGATAGTCCAAATACAACAAGCGCCATTACTTATCAAGCGAAGATGGCAGTGCAGGCGTCCACTGGTTATCTCAATAGATCAGGTAGCGATGATGATAATACTACTTTTGGATATAGGGCTGCTTCTTCAATAACCGTAATGGAGGTAACGACATGACTTTAGATCACGAAGCAATAAGGAAAGCTTATCCGAATGCTGTCACTATTAACGATGGAACCGGAGCCTTTGACTCAAGTGGGAATAAAATTACTCTTGTTCAGTCAGAGATAGATGCAGCCAGGACAGAATTGAATACTGCGTATGCTGCTTTAAAATATCAACGAGATAGAGCAGACGAATATCCTTCCGTCGTTGATCAGCTTGACGATATCTACCATAATGGTATCGATGGTTGGAAGGCCACCATTAAAACCACTAAAGATAAATACCCTAAAAACTAATCATGGGAAGTATTCGCCTACCACATTCATCTGGAAATAGCATGAGTCTCGCTGCCCCGGCAACGAATCCGGCTTCTAATTTAGAACTAAAGTTACCTGCAACTATTGGTACGGCTGGGGAAGTAATTCAAAATAGTACAACGGCTGGAACCTTGGAAATGGGCTCTCCATTTAGACCAGCGTTCAGTGCTTATTGCAGTTCAAACTACACTATTGCGACTGATCAGGATGTAAAAGCTCAGTTTCAATCAGAACATTTTGATACAGATAACGCTTACGATGCTGTAAATGATAAGTTTGTTGTCCCTGCAAACATGGGGGGTGCTTATCAACTAAATGCTGGAGTAGGAGTCGATGACCTTGACGGAGGTCAGCGTGTCAAGATTCTGATTAAGGTAAATGACGCAGCAATAGTAGGAGGTTATGAGCAATTAGCTTATTCGTCAGGAGCCGATCTAATAACTTCAGTTAATATAAGTAATGTTATTGAGCTTAGTGCTGCAGATGAAGTGAAAATTATTGTTCGTCATAATGGTGGAACCGACGCTACTGGTGTACACCCGTATCATTATTTTTCAATGTTTAGGCTCGGAGGTGTAGCAACATGAGCACCTTAAAAGTCGGGACAATCCAGAATACAAGTGGAGGAAACTCATCTACTCCTGCTCAAATAGAACAAGGTCGGGCGAAAGCTTGGATAAATTTCAATGGGACAGGGACAATTGCTATTAGAAATTCACACAATGTTTCTTCCATAACTGATAACGGGGTAGGTGATTACACAATCAGTTTCTCTAACGCAATGCCGAATGTTAATTATTGTGCGACAGGAACTTGTACTCATCTAATGGGAAGCGTCCCAAGATTTAGGATTCTTTCCGGGTATGTATGGGCTACGGGCAGTATTAGAGTTATAACTGGTTATACAGATACAACTGGAGCCGATCATGAAGTTGTAGGTGTTACTGTCTTTGGAGACTAGATTAAATGGCTAATTCCGATAAGCGCATTATTTACACAGACGACAACGGCAATGTCTGTGTTGTTGTTCCGTCTGACAACTGTGGTTTAACAGTCGAGCAAATTCAGGCAAAAGATGTTCCTAGTGGGAAGGATTCCTATATTGTAGACAAATCGGTTGTTCCTTCTGATAGAAGTTTTAGGAATGCCTGGACCTACACGCCTTAACTAAAATCATGGGATTCGGAACTGACATAGCAAAAGCCAAAGAAATTCATAAAGAAAATATCAGACAAGCAAGAACACCTAAACTTGCCGAGTTAGATATTGAATTTCAAAAGGCACAGGAGACAGGTGCAAGTACCACAGACATTGTTGCGAAGAAACAGGCCCTAAGGGATGCACCTGCTGATTCTGCTATTGCAAGTGCTTCTGATACAAATGCTTTAAAAAGTCAATGGAATACAGCTATTCTAGGGACAAGTCCTTATAGTTAAAAAATGGCTATAAATCCAGGCACATGGAACCCAAAAGTGCAACGTCGTGCTGATTGGGACTTCGATCTTGTTTTTAAAGATTCAAGTGATGCTGCTATCAATCTTACTGGTTATACAGTCGCCAGTCAGGTCTGGGATAAGCCGCGCACTTCCAAGTTTGCAGACATGACTGTTGCTTATACCAATAGAGCAGCAGGAACTGTGAAAATCTCTTTATCTAAAGCACAAACTACACTTCTACCCGACACTGCTTATTACGATATAAAATTGACTAATGGAGCAGGTCTGGAGGAGTATTATTTGGAAGGAAAAATGACAGTTTCAGAGGGGTACACAGACTAATGACATCTGTAAATATTACTGAGACAAATAACAAAGTTACTGTTAATCAAGGTGATACAACAGTTGTCACGGTTTCCACCCAAGGCCCGCAGGGCGCAATAGGCCCTACTGGACCTAGTGGTGGCATTGATGTTAGTGATTCGGGTAAAGTAGATAAAAGCGTTATTTATTACGATTCGTCGTCTGGTCAATACAAGGCTGACGCAACTTGGACTACTACAACCTTAGTTTTTGGAGGTTCCTTTTAAATCATGGCTAACACAATTCGGATCAAGAAAAGAGCTGCTAGTAGTGCCGCAGGTGCGCCCTCTACTTTGGCGCCTTCAGAGTTAGCCTTTAATGAAAATACAGGTGACTTAAAACTTTATTACGGCTATGGAGATAATGGATCAGGGGAAGCAAGTTCAATAATTACCGTTGGCGGCTCTGGTGCGTTCTTTAATAAGACCGACACAAGGACAGCTAATACTATTCTTAGTGGACCGACTACAGGAAGCGCAGCAGCTCCAACATTTAGAGCATTAGTTGTTGCTGATATCCCAACGTTAACAGCGTCAAAGGTTAGTGATTTTGATACGCAGGTAAGAACAAGCAGATTAGATCAAATGGCAGCAGCCACATCTGTTATTTCAGGCGTGACCCCAGTCTCCGATTCTAATTTTGCGACAAAAGGATACGTTGACAGCACTAGTGAAGGATTGGACGTCAAACAATCCGTAAAAGTTGCGAGTACAGCGAATCTCACACTTGCAAATACACAAACGGTAGACGGCGTTTCTTTAGCCGCTAATGATCGAGTGCTCGTTAAAGATCAGAGCACAGCCAGTCAAAATGGATTGTACAAGGTTGTAGATGGTGGAAGTTGGACGAGAACCGATGATATGGCTGCTGGTAGCTCAGCCGCTGGAGCCTTTACCTTTGTTGAGCAAGGTTCAACATACGCAGATGTAGGTTTTGTTTGTTCAACCAATAAAGGAAGTGATACTGTTGCGTCTGATTCATTAGCTTTCACTCAGTTCTCAGGCCAGTCATCAGTGACGGCGGGAAATGGGCTCGACAAATCGGGTAATGAGTTAAGCCTCGACCTTAAGGCAAATGGTGGCTTGGTTATTGAATCGACAGAAGCATGTGTTGATTTATCTGCTAGTTCAATCACTGGAACGCTTGCAGTTGGAGATGGTGGAACAGGAGCAACTTCGGCGAGTGCTGCCAGAAGTGCCCTCGGACTCGCCATCGGTACAAACGTCCAAGCCTTTGACTCTGATCTTGATACACTCTCAGGTTGTCAATCTGGGGCAGCAGCAGCTTTAGCTTTGTTGACTTCGACAGAGGTAGGAATATTAGACGGGGCCACAGTTACAACAACTGAATTAAACCTTTTAGACGGTGTAACAGCCTCAACGACAGAATTAAATTATGTAGATGGGGTAACGTCAGCGATCCAGACTCAGTTAGACGCAAAGCAAGCATCAGATGCTGATCTAACTTCATTATCTAGTTGCCAATCAGGTGGGGCTGCTGCTTTAGCTGCTCTGACTTCAACAGAGATCGAAATTCTCGATGGCGCAACCGTAACGACCAGCGAGTTGAACACCTGTTGCGATGGTGGAACTTCTGCTACTTCAACAACCTTGGCGGCTGCTGATCGTGTAGTAACAAATGATGCGGGAACTATGAAGCAGGTTGCGCTATCTGATCTGGTTACATTCCTAATGAATGGAACAGCCTCAAGCTTAGTACTCGATGGAGGTACGTATTAGTGGCCAACACGATAAAACTTAAGAGAGGAACAAGCACCCCATCAACAAGCAATATTTCTGACGGTGAGGTTGCGATAGATACCTCGGCTAAGAAACTTTATATCAATGATTCTGGAACGGTTAGAGAAATTGGTGGTGGTATAAGTAATCTTGTTGAAGACACGACTCCTCAACTAGGCGGAAATCTAGATATGCAGTCGAATAACATTAGTGGTACTGGTACTATCACAGCTACAAGTGTTGCTAATAACGCTAACGGGATGAGAAAAATTACAGCTTCAACATCAGCCCCCTCTGGTGGTTCAGATGGTGATGTCTGGATTAAATATACATCTTAAAGGAGGTAGCACATGGCAACACATTACGTAGATTGGACAGGCGCTGCGGGTAATGGTGATGGCACTAGTTTTGCTAATAGATCCAATAAAATACAAACACTATCTCTTAGTGCAGGTGATGAAATTAGAATTAAGAAATCACCTGATCCAACTTCTTTAGGTACGGGCAGAGTAAAACGAACACAACCTGGTGCTTACTATTATGGTAGATCTAGTTCAACAGGTCCTACATATAGCACGACAGAAGGTGAAACATATTTCAGCCAAAGTAGTAGTAATTGGCGAGGTTGGGAAACAGGTGATGTTGTTCATTTTTATAAGATGCCAACAAGTACACCTTCGGGTAAAAATATAAACGGAATACGTACTGTTACATGCACTGATAACTGGGATACTACAAATGGAAAAGTAAAGATAGATGGCTTTACTTCTAATAATACAGATGCTTATAGTAGCGGTACTTTTTATTGGCAGAGTTGCACTGCTAATAGTGTTGTTTTAAGTACAGCTAATATTACTAAATCTATTGCATGTAGAGATCCTGATAGGTCAGCTTGGACAGCTTCTAGTAATGTAACTTGTGGATTGCAACAGAGTAGTGGAGATTGGAATCAGCCAGTTAATTGGCAGATGGCAGTCCCTAGCGATGAAATACAAATAACATCAAGTGCTTCAACTGGGAAAGCCGCTTATTATGAATTACCTAGTACCTTAGATCTTTCTGGGTATCAACAAATATCAATGTTGATACGTTGCTACAGTAATTCTGATGCGGATGCTGATCATTCTATACGTCTTTGTACAGATACAGCAGGTGATACTTCAGTTCATACAATACCTATTAATATGAACTATGCCAGTACTGGTTATTGGTATCCATTAGTTGTAGATTTAGGTACTAATTTAAATGCTGCTATTAAATCAATTGCTATATATGTAGATACAGCTAGTCAAGCTAAGTCATATTATATACAAAACATAGTTGCATGTAAGGCGTCTTCCGCAGCAGATAGTTTAACTCATAAAAGTTTACTTGGATTAAATACTACTGCTGACCCTGTTTGGTATCCAGTTGGTTGGATTCAAGATAATATTGTTGTCTTAAGAACTTGGAATGGTAATCAAGGAATGTATGGTTACTATCATGGGAGCAGTGCTTTTTGGTCAGCTTCTAATAATAGTGCGACAATTTATAAAAGAGAAATAATAGATGTAGTTGGGACAAGTAACGGCTCTAGTTGGACTTTTGATTCTGGCCCTACTGGCAGTGGTAACTCCTCTAACCGTTATTCATTCTCTGGTGGTTGGAACTCAACAGATATGTCCTCACAAGATGGTTTAACTTTCCTTAGAGGCAATGGAGCAGGACGTGGATGGAAATGTGATTATAAAAATTATCTCGATGTATCTAAAATCCATATGACTGGGTTTTATCATGGGTTTTATACTAATGATTCTGACCACATGAAAATGTGGGATGTTGGTGTCTCAGATTGTAGAGATTATGGTTTCCATATTAGTAGCCAAGCTGGTGTATTAAAATTAGGTATAGATTATGCTTTTGGAGTTAGAAACTACCCAAATCTTCGTTTAGCAAATTCAGAGCAAGCTTCTAGTATTAATAAAGCTGATTTTTATGTGAAATGGGTAGGATCTAATTTTAAAGATCATAATTCATACCACTACCATTCTAGTTTCAAATGGAGTAGTTTTACTGCCTTCGGTACTCAAGGTCAATCTGGATTTAATTTATATAATTCTAATGTAGAAGTAGATAATTTATATGTTGATTATGCTGTTGGCTCTTATTGTATTAATATTGGGAACAGTTCTAGTTTAACAGTAAATACTTTATTAAAAGGAAAGAATTGGAGTAGCTCTGGTATTTTTGTATCTGGGGGTGATTTATTTGTTGAAGATATAGATATGACATACGATCAAAATGATACAGCTAATCCTAATAGCATAGGACGTATTCATGGTCGTGGGCTTGGTGGGCCTCAACTACTTCAATCGTCTTTAAATACAACATCTACTATTTTGGGAGGAACCATTAAAGGTAAGGTCTCTCAATATGGTGGTTTAGTTAAAATGAAAGACGTAGTTCAAACTTGGACTACAGATTCTAGTTGGTCGAGCTCTTATTCTGGTGGTAAAATTCTTTCAGTAAATTATGATGGTGTAAGTGGAGCTTATAGAAACGAATTACAAGCAGGACTACTGAATCCAGAAACAACTATTAGGCATACGGCTAGTGGATATGCTTGGAAAATGGATGTTACTGATACTGATCAAACAATGGAACTTGAGCTAGGTAAAATTGTAGTCAACGCTAGCTCCTTAGTTACAGTAGGTCTTTGGGTTTATAGCACTAATACTAGTTATATTACTGGTAAATTAATTATCAAAAACGCACCTGAAATGGGTATAGCGTCAGATGTTACAACTGATACTTCAGGCGTCTCGGTTAATACTTGGACAAAAATAACTGCAACATGTACCCCTACTGCAGCCGGTGTATTAACAGTCAAGGTAACTTGTGATAGTACTTCGAGTGGTAATTATTTATATATAGATGATTTAGAGGTATCGCAAGCATAATGGCTAATACTATTTATGTAAATGTTAGCGGTACTTGGAAGGAAGCTGATAACTATTATGTAAATGTAGGCGGCACTTGGAAAACAGGGTCTGAATTTCAAATTAATGTTTCTAATACTTGGAAAGGTGGTACTGCTACTGGCGTAGGATTGCCAACTACTGCTCAAGTTTTATCCTTAGATTACCTAGAATGGTCGTTACCTAGTATAGGTAGCATTGATGCTAAAGCTGGTATAGATAGTGTATCTTTAGATTACCTAGAATGGTCATTACCTTCTGCTGGTAAAACGTATTCAACCTAATTAGGAACTATGGATTATACAACCGAAGAAGTTGCAGGTATTTTCGCAGCTGCAAACGATAGTAAATTATCAATTAATGCATTAGCATATTTAGATAACCTTGATAATCAAGAGAAAGAAGTAATAAAAGAACATGTAGATCTTATTGAAAACATAAAAGGTTTTAAAAAAGAAGATGGAACAACATCAATTTTTACTACACAAGATTTCACTGAGATTGATGCTGCTGTAACTCTTGGGAAGTCCAAACTTTAATTATGCTCCAATCCTATGAAGAGTAATGATGCCCGTGTAACTTTTGCCCCTTTAAGTAGTTTTGATCATCTTTATTTAAAAAAAATAGCGGCTGCTAAAGGGGTGACTTTATCGGCCTTGACTGCCTACGCAGTTAACCAATGGTTGATAGAACATGGCAAAAAACATTTAAGCTATTACGGTAAATTTAAATCTTCTTTTGATACTGCTGTAACTATTGAAAATCCCAAATTTTAATTATGCTCCAAGTTATTGACAAAAGAATTGCTGGTTACAAACAGGAACTTGCCAAGGCTCAAGAGAGGTTAGCTAGTTCTCAAGCTGCGAGCAATCAAGCAACGCAACAGATCATAGCTCTTCAAGGTGCTATTCAAGCCTTAGAAGAAGCCCATGCAGAGATGGCATCTGCTGAATGTGAAATGCCCCAACCAGGTACAGTGGACTTAGGCTAGCGGCTAAAGCGAAGACCATGATTATAATTGGACTAAGTGCTTTAATAAAAGCATCTCTCCAGATATGATCCATGTTTCAAAAAATCGTTAATGCTGTGGCTATCTTAAGCCTTGTGCTTAGTGGTGGGCTAGCTGGTAGTGCGTATTTTGGTTACAAATATGTAACATCTGAGCAATTTAAAAACAAGATCAAGAACTCCTTAATGGGTGGAGTTACTAAAGCATTGCCTTCTGTAGTAGGAGAACAGATGCCTAAAATTACTAGTCCTGGAATACCTTTTAAATGAATCCACTCAATTGGATTGGTTCGTTATTCGTTTACAGATCACCCGATCCTTTAGATGGGTATCGTACATTCTTGCGGTTTAAAACCAATAGGGAACTACAGAAGATTGCTGGGACGACTGGACATTACAGCAAAACTATTCTGATCAATATGATTATTGATGGGCATAGATAGTATTGGGATAGCCCCTATTAATACACCTAAGATTGATGTTCAGGTTATTAATGCTCCAACCATACGACATCCTGTTGTTCCTATTAGTGTACCGATTGGCTTTCCGATAATAGAAATGCCTTGTGTAGATGCAAGGCGAGCTGGGTATGAAAATGAGGCGCTAGTTGAAAACGATCCGCAAGGAAATGTAATAATTGGGTCGTGTAATGTTCCGAGTTACACACCAATGGAATATGCTCCCTCTGAGTTTAATTATGTAGAAAGTGATTTATCACAAGATGAAGAAGATGAGTCATTGCAACCAGACATACCAGAAATCCCTCTAAATAAGAAAGAGGAAGAAATATTTTTCGTTGAATGTCCAGGGGCTAAAGATCAGCGGGTAGGCGATTTCCGTAATGAAAAAAGGCTCGAACGTGTCAAAACCCATTTACGTAGCGAAGATGGAAGGGAATGTGTGACTATCTATGAGCCAGTCAAATTCGTCGATCAGTACCTCGTCAGTTTACCTACTGCCGTTAGTGCTGCTTCTGTTGCTTTGGTCGCTGCCACTACTCCACTACTTATCCCTATCATCAAGGCTGCCGTAAAAAACATCGTTAAAAAGATTACTTCGAGGAAGAAGAAGGAATAATTTTGTGCGTGTGAGGGAGAGATGGTTTGCTCGTTACGACCACATCTTCACAGAGCTTGTAATAGGGACTGTTTTTTGCAAATTGAATACCTTCCTGTTTCAACTTCCCGCATTCACGAAGTCTTGCTATATGCCAATTGAGCTGAGAATCTTTGAGTAGTTGATCTGTACGTGCCAATTGGTTGTCAATTGCCTTCTTGCATCTTCTCTGTAGGGATTGGTCTAGTGGAACGCTAAATGTCATCGAGAACCCTAAGTTCAAAGACATATTGTCCTTCTGACCTGTCCTTGTATTTTGATAGTGACTAATATTTCCATCGTCATCATAAATAGGAGCTTCGTACCAATATTCTCTAGGTGTACTAAATGAA